AGAATTACTCTGGAAGTATTTATACTTGCTATAAAGAATCGCAGGGAATGAGTGCTTATACTGCAGGAGTGTTTAATCAAATGGCCGAACAAGCTAAAGAAGATGGGGTATCAATGACCATTGTCGATATTCAGAAACCTGTGATAGGATACTTATGATAGTTTATGCAAAAGAAGAGCTGTATGAGATGTTTAAGAGCGCGGTGGATCGCTACTTTCAACTAGAGCGTGACTACGATTTTCTAAAAGCGCAGCGCGATCGGCTTTATAAAGAATGTAAAGAGCTTAAGCAAGAAAACGTCGCCTTGAAAAGAACGTTGGAGATTAACTGTGAGTGACCTGTCGAAGAAGCGCATAGCAATCTGTGCAGTATGTCCTGAGTATTCGTTTGTAGGGCTATGCAAGAAGTGTGGGTGTATGATGGCCATTAAGACGCACATGGTCACGGCTAAATGCCCCTTGAAGAAGTGGTAAATGTAATACGAGAAGGAAAGTCACTTTCGAGAACCGAGAGCGATTGTTTGGTCGACGCCAGAGAGCTCTGGAGACCAACATACGGGATAGGACAGTAGTCACATTCAATGAAGTAAAGGAAGGCACCAGGGATCTCCTGGTAGCCTCCTATCAATACTCCTAGGCTGTAGCCTAGCGATTCTAGGTCGTTCTGACCGTCAAATCTAAATCAAACTTATTTAATTATAGCTTTACACCTTTGGTACCCATTTCATGCTAGCTGAGTCCCACACAACATCACGCTCATCCGGAGTTCCTAAAGGAATCTCAGTCCAAGCCTGATTAGTCTCTTCCCAATAGTAATTCTTATTATCTTTTGGATAAGGACTAGGAGCTAACCACGTCCATGTCTTGCTGTCAAGAGTCCAACTTGGGTAAGGCTGTGGTGCGTAGAACACGTCCGCTTGCGCGTCGTATGTGTAGCCAACAGCACCAAAGTTTCCTCTGAGCGCTGTTGCACCGTCTGGGTTTCCGCTAGCATCATAGTGCACACCTCCTACGGTGTAACGATCGGTCTCTACTAGTTGATTGCGAAATGGAAGTGAGTCTATAAAGCTTTCTTCAGCAATAACTATTTGCTCAACCTTTCCGTTAACTACTTTTGCATAGTTTTTCATAAAACTCCTATTGTATTTGTGAAGTATTTAACATAGCTGTTACAGAGGAGTCAGCGTGCCTGAAGACCTAAACTCATGATATGTTGCTCCTTCAAATTCCCACATATCTCCACCTGAATATTTAGCAGGTCCGGGATACCAAATAACTGCAACGCCGCTAGAACCTGCTCCACCTACGCCGCCGTTAGCCCACCAACCTTGGCCACCGCCGCCTGAGCCAATCTCAGTCGCGTTGCTACCGTTTCCAGGAGCTCCACCATAAGATCCGCCAGCGCCCCAACTGCCTCTTTGAGAGTTAGTACCGCTACCGCCGCCGCCACCCATACCTGCATAACCTCGACCGCCTGCGTACACGACTGCTCCGGCACCGCCGTTACCGCCTCTATACGCGATATCAGCAGCATTTTCACCGCCACCGCCGTAACCACCGCCGCCTGACGCGCCACGCTGAGTATCTGGAGCCCAACTGTTTCCTCCGTTAGTGCCTTGGCCTGGTGTTCCAGCGCCGCCAGTTATCGCATAGCCATCTCGACCGGCGCCACCGCCTGAGCCTCCTGATTTACCGTTTCCTAGTGGGTCGCCACCGCCTCCGGATCCGCCGCCTCCGATTGCTTGAGGAGATGGAGTGCCTGCAGAAGAGATGTAAGTATTTCCACCACTATTTCCTGGAACTCCACCGGCACCGCCACCGCCGACCACGACTTCGGTAGGTCCTTTAACCAGTCTAGCCGTACTAGATAGGAAACCGCCACCACCGCCACCGCCTCCGGCTGCTCCACCGCCACCGCCGATAAACATAAATGAGAAGTCGAAATACGTAATAGCTGTTGCGCCATAAAAGTTGGTTAAGCTGATAGCGCCGCTTGATGGGATCGGGCCGTTTTGGCCGCTTGTTCCTGCTGGTACTAAACCGCCTCCTGCATAATACTCTGAAAGAGAGTGAGGAGCAGCGCCGCCAAACTCTGCGACTATCTCAGACATTGAGATTAGTGCAGGCGGATTATTGTGAATTGCCATTGAGTTTCTCCTCTAAAATAATAACACGCTTTGCTAATGCTATACACGCAGCAAGAGCAGCATTACCGTATGCCACTGATAGAACGCCATCTGAACTCTCGTTAACAGCTGTAGGTAGAATTTTTTGAAGAGACTGTGCACTGACTCCTACTTGCATATCTCCTGTATCCACTCTATCGTAAGTTCCTGATAAAACAGTAGAAAGCTGTTCTACAAAATCTGTAGGCAAGTCTTTCCAATTTGTTTTCAAGCGCTCGTCGGAAAACGCGGTCACATTGCCTGATGAAGTTATATTTCCTGAAGCAGTGATGGTCGACTGGACATTTAAAGGACCTGTAAGCGTTTTAGCGCCGCCAATAGTCTGATCTCCAGCGGTGTAAACACCGTTGGTCACTGTGCCAGCATTGCCAGAAACATTTCCAACTATTGTATCAGAGAATGTCTTTACTCCAGCAACAGTCTGATTTCCAGTAAGTTTTACATAAGTGCCATCTACGGAATCAGGCAACTGCGCCTGACCGTTTACAACTCCGCCAATTTTTATATCTTGTGTACCATCAAACATCATTAAATCGAAGCCGCCTGTAACAGGCTTTGACCACGCTCCTCCCGCCGTAAGGGCAGGAGGGCGACTTTGACTACTATTTAATGAGTGAAATGAGGCATAAAACCGCTCAAGACGTCGAGCTAATTCTGTGCCATCCACTTGTGTTTCATTTATTACATTATCGCCTGGGTTAATAATCGCCATAGCTTCTCCTAGTTTAAATACTTGTTAGTTTCTCACGACCATAGCCTAGCGCTAAAACGTCAATTTGTCCAGCGACTTCTACATTATTTTCATCGAACAACTCTATATCAACGCTTGTTCGCGTTTTATTAGAGACTGTATATCGCACTGCTGAGCTGTTTTCTGTTGTTATAGAAAGAGTCGGCGGCTCCATAAATGCTGGATCAAAGTTTAATGTGATACCGTTTGCAGAAACTGATATATCGTTGTAGCGATCTACCCTATCTCTAGCATCTATTTCAATCAATCCATCGTCCATTACAGCCTTAACATATGGATTAAATGATTGCATCCGTAATCTAAACTGGAATAAACGACCAGTAAAGTCTCCTACCTCACAAGGCCGCCACACAGACCATGTATCTGGGTTTGCGCCGCCGATAGGAGACGCGCTTGCTAAAGGTATCCAATCTTCAATTACCGTTACATCGTTCGCCGTTCTAACTTCAAGCATTACGTTGTATTGAGAAGACTGCGCGCTTGCCAAAGCTCTTACTGACGCTAATGGGACCCACTGCACCATGTAATCTTCAGACGTAACACCATGCGACTGGATTTTACTAGCAATTCGCAATTCGTATATATAACCAGCATCAAAGATGGATGAGTAGTAATAGAATCCTTCTGGAGCTACGCTGCCAAAGTCTCCTGCAGATATAACTTGGTTGCCTTCTTTCGCAACTCCTCCAAGAGTGCCTGACCAATCAGGAGCATCGTTTATGTTTTCAACTAAATTTATATTTGGAAGAGACTCAATCGTTGTAATTTTCGCTTGAATACCAGATATATTTCCAGTCGTATCTTTTACAGATATTCCATATGTACCTGTGCGAGCACCTACCATTGTTCTAGTCACGTTATGCGGAAAAATGCCTACTAATTGACTGGCACCCCATTTAGGATTAATTGTATCTGGTGAGTAGCGTATCTCATATTCTCCAATATCAGGCTCATTAGGCGGCTCCCATGCTAAAGCAATTTGCATGTCCTGAACGTTGACTAAAAACCAGTTTACGCCGGCAGGTTTAATTCGATCTGGAGCTATAACGTCAATGGTAGACATAGAAGTTCCAGGAATACCTCCTGCAGTATATGGAATAGCTTCAAACGTTACTGTTCCAAGCTTAGATGGATTATTTACCAAATCAATCTGATACTCGTAGTAAGGTTTAATTAGTCCAGGAATTATTTGAGATTCGCCATCAGCCGTCGTAATGCGTAAGTCGTAGTAGCTTAAAAACCGCGGATCGTTAATCTCCCACTGAATCTTAAACACGCCAAACGGATATCGATTTACGTAAGTAAGTTGTTGTCCACTAGAAGTGATCGACGTTACTATCAGATTCGTAGAGTTGATTAAATCGTTAGATATCTCAGGATTCCACTCAGGAAGTTTTCCAATATCAGCGTTATACACATCTTTAATATATGGCAAGAGTGTTAATGATGCAGTTAAATCGCTGCTTGGATTTATAGATGCTACAATATACTCTTTTACAACTCTTTGCGACTCGCCTAAGACTATTAAGTCGTCTGGCGCAATCCCATTGGCATTGTCAAGTGTATACGTGTTTTCATCTACAATCGCTGTGATATTACCTTGACGTATCGTACCGTCTGCTAGTCTCACGGTGTAGCTAGTAGATGGGGTTGAAAATTCTTCCGTGACTTCGATTGTATTGCCATTCACTGTGATTACTCGGCAAGGCACTCCGCCCACTAACGGGACGTCATGTGCCACATGGACTAAATCTCCACGCTGACACGCAAGGTTTTCTACGTCCATACTGACCGTAAACATTTCTGCCCGATTAATAGCCGCAGCCATTTGATATCTAGCAAACGCCCATGCGTGGTTAAACGTAGTAACGCCAAACGTGCCTAAGTCTTCGACATTCTCTGTGTTGGATTCATCAAACCCGTCACGATAGACCATTAACTCCTGCTTCTTGTAGTCACTAGCCTCGTCGATAAAGGTGACTCGAAGCGCGTGCACATTCGCAGGGAATTGTCTAGAAGCGCTAAAGTCCCAAGAGTTGCTAGGCGTAATCAACTGGCGTGGAATAACCCGCTCGCCATCAAACATAACAGAATAGCGGCCATTAAGACCAATCACTAAACTAGAGCGACAGGTCGACAAGACGCCTTCTAACAGCTGTTTGACGGTCGTTGAGTAATCTATAACTACGTCGCAGATAAAGCGAGCAGTAGTCACAGTTTTATCGTTGATTGTCCAAGTCCTTGGCTCGTCGCAGATGTCTGCTAACGCTTTCCACGCTGGCCAGTCAATCTGGTCAAGACGGATTGGTCTTGGATTGGACGGACCTGTCAATATATCGAGCGCAATCCAAGCTGGGTTACGCGAAGGAGAGCGACTTACTACAGCCCCACTCGCATCATATATATTTAATACTGATGTTGTGATAACTGATAAATCGTCTACTACGCCATTCAACTTGTCGTTAGCCTTAACTCGCATCTCTAGCATCGTGTGCGGAGCACTTAGATTTAATACATTTCCAGCAATACGAGATTCTAATAACGTAAATGCGCATGTATTTTGCGTGCGAGTATCTGTCGAAACAGGAGAGGTTCGAGTAATCCGAACTTCATACGTGCCTTCTGTTGGGAATACGACTCCTGCGATAACTATAAAAGGAGCAGTTGTAGCACCAGAAATAGTGACATCAGCATATGGAGTACTAGGCACTGCTGGTATGTATGCTTGATTCCAACCATAGCGATTCCCTGGAACTGTTGGAACAGACTCGCCTTGCTCGTATAGCTCAGACGGCGCCATTAAAACAGCTTGTCTATAATTCCAGACGTCTCCTATATAGCCGCCTTCGTAGTCATATCCAGGACCATACTCATAGAAGGTAAGAAGTTGATACGTTCCACCGTTCAAGTTGACGCTTCCAATCGAAACATCTTTTACTTGGCGACCGTCTAACTGATACGCGGTTGGCGAAACGTCGTACGACCAGTTCCCAGATGGATCATATATATTACCGAATTGACAGCGTGTCGCGGCGCTTCCGTTTTGACTTACTGACGCGCCTTGGAATGAGCCAGCTCTTATTGGAGTCCATGTCGAACCTCCAACTGCGCGCCATTCTACCACTAATGAAGCGGATGACGCTTGAATATTCCCATTGCCATCAAAGCTATATAAACCTTGGCCAAAAGTAATATTTACTTCAGCGTTGATCGCCTTAGCCTTAGTTGTAGCTGTAAAAGGTTGGTTTTGTTGTAAGACTACCTTGAAATCCTCATAGCCATATCTATTCGTAACTAACTGAAGAGCAGGGTTTTTAGTGTTAGTATGTTGTACGTAATATGGAGAATATTGGCTTGCAAGAGTCTCACCAAACTTTATCTGAGTAAGATCGTAACTCTGCTCTCCTATGCCAAAGTCATATAGTGCATCAAACGTCGAGTCTTTACCAACGTTGATGATGTTAGGATTTGCAGCCAACACTGGAAACATCTTATTCTTACCATAAGCCACTAGTACTGGCTGATATGGTTTAGGAGAGTTTGACTGTCCAGTAATAAAGTAGGCATTCTCAGCGTCTCTTTGACCGCTGCCATAGTTTCCGGTGCCTAACTCAGGCTTAGGCGCAATCATTGTGCCTACACCACCAAGCAACAAAGAGCCGCCTACCGCGTATAGCGTCGCTTGAGATGCTAGCGAACCTGCGGCTGCCCAGCCCATTGGATTCCACCAAGCAACGGCGATAATCGCTACGGCCGCAACAATACTTAAAATACCTTTACTATCTCCACCGCCTCCGCCTTCTGGCACGAGACAGATAAGTAAGTTATCTCCGGCATTGACAACAAATCCGTCATAATCCTTGATACGATGCCCATGATTAAACACCGCCAAAGACGAATGGTCCTGCCACTCAGGCAGCTGACGCAAAACATCTCTTACTGTTTGACCAGGCAGCGCTTCACATATATACTTACGATCAGGCGATAAGACCTTTGCACTGCTCTCTAAGTGATTCATTTGGGCTCCATCTATAAATGCCAACTAAGGCTTGTTTCCAATAGCCGTCTAGCGGCTCATAGGCCGATTCTCGACCTGCAAGAGTATGCAAGAAATTATTATTAAACACATAAACGCCCGTATGACAGGCTTTTCCACGAAGTCTAAATATCAATACATCGCCAAGTGTAGGCTCTCCTACGCTTCTCCAGCGATTACTTGACGAAGTCTCGAGCTGGATATGCTCTGCCGACATTTCATTGAGAGTCTCAGCGTCATAGAAGAAGTCAGGATATTCTTGTCCCAATTCCTGTCTGACAAACTTGCGTATCAGCTGCCAGCAATCCAGTTCTCTTGGGACGTATGGCAGTCCAATGTATTTCACAACGTCCTGCTCTATCATACTATTAGTCCTGGAAAACGAGTTGGCGAATAACTTTCGCTTGGGTATCCTGCAGATAACACGTTCTCGACCACTAGCGTGCCAGTAATCTGAAGCGCATCGTAGTTTACGCTTGCCAGTCTCATCCAGTCAATGCTCCGCTCTACTACGTCGGGAGCGTTAGACAGGACAATCTCTAACATAAGCGTAGGTGCCGTAGGAAATCCACGGATCCATTCAATGATATTTCTATCAGCATTTGGAATAGTCAATTTAACCTGCGGCAAGCTTTCACCGTCATCGTTTGGTAGAATAAACTCAAAGCCACTTGAAAGAAAGGTGTTGCCTCTACTGATAACGTCTTCAGTGTTATTTACCACACGCAAAGGCTCTTGGCCAGGAAGTGTAAACGTAAGCAATGCAAGCCACGCCACTGGCGAGCTAATAGCATTAGCTTCAATATTTCCATTTACAGTCAATGGCATATTATTTTCTCCAAACAGGAAGTTGCTCTAGTTTTACTGATATAACAGCGTAATGTTGTCCAGGCTTTGGGCCCATATTCCATTCGATTTGTAATGGCTCTGCAAAGCGCCAAACTTCTTCGGCGCCATACGGAGTAATAATCGTAGTTGGCAAAACACCAGATTGGCAGTTAATCTCAAACCATGTCTTCCAATACGGCACTTCATCCTGTTTTACGGTTATGGTGGCGTCTGCAACTCTTACGGCCGCTGTTGTACGACGCCTAACCTTTATAACTGTGTTTGTATCTGTGTCAGTGCGCACTGTGCTCTCCAATGCAGACTCCCGGAATGTTTGGAAACATCCAGTAATCTGCGAAGGACGCCTTGCTACCGTTCCTGTGTATGCCATATTTATCCTTTATGCGGGTGTGCGTGATAATCCATAAACTCCACGCATAGTCTTGTCCATACTGCCTCTGGCAAACATATCTTTAACCTTCTGCTCGACAATAATATCAATCTGCTTAGAGCCGTCCATATTAGTGCTTTCACGCGTAGAGACTTCTGTAGCAGATGCATTGTTATTATAGACATTTACAGTTGTGGATGTAGAAGCACCGGCCATTACGCCAAGAGCGCCGCTTGCATTCCGTTTGAGCGGAAGAATGGCTTCTGGTCCAGCTTCGCCAAGCACTCCTGTGCGAGTGCCAAACGCTCCACCTTGCGCAAACTTAAACACTGTTGGGCTATCATACACGCCTTCTTCCAAGCCTGTGCCAGAGCGGAAAGTGCCACCATCAGCAAAGCCAAAGAAGCTACCAATGCTGGTGCCTTTTAGCGAAGTCTTTATTGCAGAAAGGATTAGCAATTGCGTAATCATCTTAGCAATCGAGATTAGGAAGTTAGAGGCAAACTCTTGGAAAGACGCGTCAGCATCGTAGATAGCGTCTGTCAGTTGTCCAACACCGCTTGAGAGCGTATTGCCAATCGCAATGCCAATCTCATCGATTGTGTCTTTAGTCTCTTTCATAGTGGTGCTGCCAAGCTTCGACATAGCGTCTTCTACGGCAATACCATATGTTTCCCAACTAATATAGCCTTTTTCTAATGCTTTATCTAAATTAGATAATTCTTTAGCAGCAGCGTTGGCTGGATTCGTGGTATTTTGAATGGATTCAGCAAACTTGCGTAGCTCAGTATCAACTGGGTCAAGCGACTCTTTAAGCTGCTTAAGTTGCTCAGTCCATGCGCGCAATAAACGCGGATCTTTTTCAGTAGAAACCAGTCTTTCTAGCTCGGCAATCTTACGCTCAGTTAGCGACGTATCGATTCTAACCTTTTGTAAGCCCTCTGTAAAACTTTCCCAAGCTTTGCCAACAGCTTCGCCAAACTT